TCGGCGGAAATTGATTACTGGCTTGGCGAAACTTTCGAACAAAACGTTCGAGATGCTGGCGCTGTGGGGAGCCAATGTCTAGGGATTGTCCTAGCGCTCGGTTCAGGATCGGTGGGTGCACCAACCGTAGGTCCCGCAAAAATGAAGGGACAAGAATCCCGTGAAGGCGTCGCAGGATGGTTCATTGGACAAGACACAGGTATTGCAACAAGCTATAGACCCCAAAATATGCAAAAGCTTTTCCGCCTCCAGGGCCGGGGACACGGTGAATGGCTCCAGAAGCATGTAAAAGTTTCTATTGAAAATATTAGACAGTCTAATACGACAGTCACTGAATACGGAACGTTTTCCGTGGTCCTACGCAATATCAATGATACCGATAACAACATTGAGGTCATTGAGAGATTTGACAATTGCACACTTAACCCAACTGATCCCAGTTTTATTGCAAGAAAGATTGGAGACAAGTTTAACAAGTGGGATAACACCAATCGCGTTCTTAGAGAGTATGGTGAATACCCCAACCAATCCCGCTTTGTATATGTAGAGATGAATGCAGATGTGGAAGCCGGCGCAACAGAAGATGCGTTGCTTCCTTTTGGCTATTTTGGTCCTCCCAAATATGCGGGACATTCAGTTGGCGCCAATACCGGCTCGAAAGTTTATACAATGGTAAAGTACAGTGGCTCCTATGCCGGCTTTGCGCAACCTCGCGCATCCTATCAGTTAAGGATTAGCGGCGGCGTTAACGCCGCAACGGCGAACGGTGGCAGCGGCACTCCCGGCGCTACGTCCAGCCTTGGAAAAGCCTTCCTCAGCGCGTCCTCATGGCTTGCTCTAACAAGCTCTAACGGCACCGCCAAGAAGTATAGATTTATTGGTGGGTTCCTCAAGACCCCTGGTACCGCTAGCAATGGCGATATATGTGAGGGCGGCACCTCAATAGCCGTCTTTACAGGGTCTGCTCATTGTACCACTCTTAAGTTTTTGCAGGCAGCAGTCACAGGCGCCAATGGACACAATGGTCTCATCGACGTGAGGCTCCATGGTACCTCGGGAGACCTCTCCGCCACCGGCTTGACGGCATCCTTCTACCAAGCAGTAGGTGGGAAAGCAGGTGTTAAACCTGTGATCAGTAGTTCCCTGGGCAAGGCGGGAAAGTGTGATGGTAGGGCCTGGACGTCCGAGGTGAACAAGAACTTCCGCTCAGACCCTCCTACATTTTCTCTTTCCGCAGTTGCGGCGCATGGCATGCGTGCGACCGGTCTGCTGGGCGGACGGCGCTCTGACCTGCAGCCCGACTTCACTGCTTCGATGACCTTCCCCAATGTTCCCCTAAGAGCATCCGCAAGCGATGGTGGATTAACCAACCCCACCGACGCGTTCTGGGGAATGCGCACAACGAGAACTGCGGATTCGACGCAGAACTCATACGGAACATTTGATTGTCACCGGCTCCTTTATTCTGGCTTCCCAGATGATCCAACTTCTGGAGCAGATGCGGCAGGACGCGGCGTTAAAGAGTATGCGTATGTATTCTCGCTCGACGATATTCGGAGAACCTCGACAACCGGCTCTTATTATTATGAGTCAGGGTCTCGCAGGTCCGACAACTCCGTAACAGCCGCCAGCGGCTCTTATAAGACTCTTCTCGACAAGGGTTATAACAAGTTCACAGCACCGATTTGGGGTGGCTTTGATGGATGGGATATTATGAAGCCCGACCCTGCAGCCAACTCGCTCATGGCAGCTGCCTCAACCGAGGATAATGATTATGTCTACAACACGTATCGTCAAGCACTGGAAACAGTTGCCGATCCCGATCTGTTGGACTTCAATCTACTTGCTACGCCAGGACTCACTAACAATTCTCTGACGAGATACTCCATCCAACTGTGCGAAGATCGCGCAGATGCCATGGCACTCATCGATCTAGAGAATGTATACACTCCGAGTCACGAAACATACAAGACCAGAGAAAACCGCGCAGGACGGAATGTCAATAACATTGCCAACAACTTGCGCGACCGACGCATCGACTCGTCCTATGGAGCTACTTTCTACCCATGGGTGCAGACTCGCGATGCTGCCACGGGACAGTTAGTTTGGATTCCGCCCACCGTTGCAATGATGGGTGTCCTCGCTAGTGCAGAGTCCAAGGCAGCCGTCTGGTTTGCCCCCGCAGGATTTAACCGCGGCGGACTTAGCGATGGTGCTGCAGGAATCCCCATCACCAATGTAACATCGCGTCTTTCGTCCAAGGACAGAGACATCCTTTACGAGGCTCGCATTAATCCGATTGCCTCCTTCCCCTCTAGTGGGATCGTGGTATTCGGACAGAAGACGCTTCAAGAGCGCCAGTCTGCACTGGACAGAATTAATGTCAGAAGGCTCGTTATCTACTTGAAGAAGCAGATTTCGATTCTCTCCACTCAAATCCTATTTGAGCAGAACGTAGAAGCAACTTGGGATCGCTTCAAGGCTCTTATCGAGCCGTTCCTGGCGAACGTGAAGACAAGATTCGGTATCACCGAATATCGCTTGATCCTCGATTCGTCGACCACTACCCCAGATTTAATCGATCAGAACATTTTGTATGCGAAGATTATGATTAAGCCCGCAAGAGCCATCGAGTTCATTGCAATCGACTTCGTGATTGCTTCAACTGGAGCATCCTTTGACGACTAATTTTAAGTTTGACGACTAGTTAACACATAAGGGAGAAAATTAACAATGCCATTCTGGTCTACCAATTTCGGTGAAGAAACAACACTAAAAGATCCAAAAAGAGCCTTTAGGTTTACCGTTTCCATTACAGGAATCGACTCAGCCAACGGAGGACCGCTTGTGTGGTATGCGACTTCCGTCGCAAAGCCCAGCTTTGAGGTGACTGCGTCAGAACATAAGTTTTTAAATCATACATTTTTCTATCCCGGAAATGTCAAGTGGAATACAATCGATTTGAAGATGGTTGATCCCGCCGGAGACCCTGACGTTGCTGCCACACTAGCTGCGATGATTTCAGCATCCGGCTATAGCCCACCCACGGATTCCACCACGGAGAGCTTTACTAGTATCTCCAAGGCTAAGGCTGCCGGCGCGTTAGGCACCATTATCATTAGTCAAATTGATTCCAATGGGCTTCCTATTGAAAAGTGGACATTGATAAATTCTTTCGCCACAAAGGTAGACTTTGGCGGCGAGTTGTCCTATGGCGAAGAAAAACTCACCGAGTATTCCATGACTATTCAATATGACTGGGCGCGCGTAGAGACCCTAGAACCATCCTCAGCAGTCGCGCTGGGTGGGGATAATTTCTTCGGCATATAAGATATAATATAAATAAATTGAGAGGTGTATATTGTCACGAAATAGAGGACGGACCGGCACAAAAGAAGTAAAGCCCGCAGATCCGCCCATTAATCAAATGGTCGACGCTGGAACTGAAAGTTCCTTTTCGTTCGTTGTTCCAACAGAGTTTGTTGATATCCCATCGGGAGGAAGACTTTACCCTCCAGATCATCCCCTTCATGGGAAAGGGTGTATCGAGATTAGACAAATGACTGCGAAAGAGGAAGATATTCTCACGTCGCGTTCATTGCTTAAAAAAGGCATTGCCATTGATCGGTTGATTCGAAGCGTTATCGTGGATAAAACTGTGGATCCTGGCACCTTATTGGTGGGTGATCGAAACGCGATTATCGTGGCTACCCGCGTCTCCGGTTACGGAGCCACATACGAAACCAAAGTAACATGTCCGAGTTGTGGTGAACTACAACCCTACACCTTTGATTTAAACGAGGCTGCCATAAAGGGACCCATGGTTTCCCTTACAGACGAAGATGAAGTATCGTACGATATTGAGAATAACGGCGACGGCACCTTTGATGTTACACTGCCTCAAACGAAACTTGTCATTACCGTTCACATGCTTAATGGGTATGATGAAAAAAGAGTGGCGGGACTTTTAGAGAATGATCGGAAACGCAAGGCAGAACGAAATATAACGCGCCAGCTTAGCAATTTGATGGTTGCTGTTAATGGAAACGATACAACCGAAGCCATTAACTATGTAGCCACCAATCTCCCTTCCGGAGATTCCATGTATCTCAGAAACGCATATAGATATATTGCACCCAACATTGATTTAACTCAAGACTTTGGTTGCTCCTCTTGCGGTCATGAGCAGGACATGGAGGTTCCGCTCAATGCGGAGTTTTTTTGGCCTAACGCCTGAGTACACCGAAACAGTCTATGAACAGTTCTTCTTCTTAAAATATTCAGGGGGATGGTCCTTTAGTGAGGCATATAATTTGCCCGTTGGTCTCCGAACGTGGTTCGTTGAAAGACTCATTAAACAACTGAAAGCAGAACAAGAGGCAATTGAGGGCGCAAGTAACAATAGGGGCAGTACCGCCACCCATACGTTGACACCGCATAACCAACCACAGTTGCCCAAAGGAATGGGATCTCCCTAAGTTCGCTTTTTCGTGATTTAACTATTTATTATGAGAAGGAATCTCTCACGTGGCTGCAACTTTAGACGATATCTATAAGGTATTGCAAGACATCAAGGATTGCACACCGTGCCCCACTGGAGCCGCGGGTGCTGCAGGAGCCGGCGCCGCTGCTGGTGCAGGCGCTGCTGGTGGCGCTGCTGGTGCAGCCGGAGGTTTGGCACAAGAACTGGGTGGCGTAGGTGCTGCCGCAGGCAGTGTCAACCAACTTGAAGATGCGGTAAAGCAAGCGCAAAACGCTGTCGGAAATGCCAAGAAAGGCACCAAAGAATATGACAAGGCACTCAAAGAATTAAGAAAAGCCCAGGTTGAGCTTAACAAAGAGGTGGATAAGGGCACCAAGAGTATGGGAGGCTTTGGCAAAGCTTTAGGCAAGACCGGCAGTGCTATGGGGAATCTTGCCAAAAAAGGATTTAATGCCCTCGCCGGCGCCGCTGTCAATTATATCAAAAAGACGATGAGTTTGGTTAGTAACCTCCGCGCGGTCGAACAGGCACTCCGCGCCACCACGGGCGCGTCGGGGCACCTTGCAGACAATATCGGCAAAGCCTATGATAAGCTGAGGATTTATGGCGTAAGGATAGAAGAGGCAGCTGCTGCCACGAGCAGTCTCATGTCGACCACTACCGATTTTACGATGATGTCTGGCAAACAACAAGAAATGCTGGTACAACAAGCAGCAATCCTAAACGAAGTGGGTGTGAGCACTGCCGATTACGCTACAGGCATTCAAGTGGCCACCAAAAACATGGGAATGTCTTCCGAAGAGGGCGCCCGGTGGATGGTTAAACTTCGTGCCACAGCCATTGATCTTCAAATGCCAATTAGCGAACTAACCGGAAAGGTGGGTGGTATGGCAGGTGAATTAGATTTATTAGGCGACAAAGCCCTTCCCGTCTTTGGTGAAATGGCGCGCCTTCAAAAGGCAGCGGGTGTCGAAATGGACAAGCTACTCAACATGACCAACAAGTTCGACACATTCAAGGGTGCCGCCGAAGCTGCTGGTGGATTGAATGCAGCATTGGGCGGAAACTTTGTGAATGCGATGGAGCTTCACATGGCAGAAGACATGCCCACAAGAATTATGATGCTACGCGATGCCATGGATGCAGCCGGCAAAGACTGGAACACCATGGG